GATGCTGCTGGCGTAGTTGTAGGAGCAGGAACATTAACAGCAACATCAGCAGACTTAACAGTAATCAGCAACTCAGCAACAACTGCTTCTATCTCTAATGGCGAAGCGTTGTTCTCTTTGGCTGGTGTTAAAACTGGTTCAGCAGGTGTAGTAGTAAAGAGTGGAACAATCTCTGCAGACACAGTAACTGTGCGTGTAGAGGCTGCTGTTGCTTCTATTAAGTTGGCTTTTGATAAAGCAAACTATGTAGCAGGCGAACAAGCCACAATTACTCTTTCACCAGTTGATGCAACAGGTGCAGTATTGTCTGGAAAGACACATGCTAGCCTACTTGCTTCTACAGGAATTACTACAAGTTATTCCTTTGGTGGATCAAGCGATACTATTACTGCAACATCTATTACAACTGACGCAAATGGTGTAAAAACCTACAAAGTTTATATGCCACTATCTGCAGGAGCAGTTACTATCAGCGCAACTGGTGGAACTGATTTACCAGCAGCAGGTCAAGTAAAGGTGTCTGCAACTGCAACAGTAACCGATTCAGCATCACAAGCACTTGCTGCTGTGGCTGCACTGGCTGTAACCGTTGCACAACTTAAGACATTAATCACAACCTTAACTAATCTTGTATTAAAGATTCAGAAAAAGGTTAAGGCTTAAAAACTCCTTATAAAAATTGAGGGTAGATTAATTTCTACCCTCTTTTTTATTGTATAAAAATGGTATAATTACTAATATAATTACACATAGGAGACCACCACTCAATTGAATAATTTCAAACGAAGACTAATATTAGCCTTTGGGGTGGGACTGTGCTTAACAATTTTTGGAATAATGGCTCCTGATCGTGCCCATGCTACAGAAAATCAAGAACAAGTTGTTGTTAGCCCTGCCCAACAAACAGTTAATACAGCCCTTGCAACGGCTACTACAGAGGTTCAACAGGCAATTGCAGCCACAGATACCGCTACCGCTACCATTGCAGTAGCCGTAGTTGAAAAGGCTCAGGCTCAAGCAGCGGTAGACACAGTAACAGCCACCGTAGCAGTAGCACAGGACAAGGTATCACAAGTTCAAGTTGCCATAAATACAGTTAATGCAATTGATACATCTACCGCCCAAGTAAATCAGAGTTCTGAAATTATTATTGATGCAAAAACAAGTGTCACAAACGCAACAAACGCCATTAATGCTATTGATACTTCAACAGCACAGGTTCAAATATCTGAGGCTACCGCAGCAAAAACTGAAGCGGTAGCAGCACAAGCCACTGCCCAAACAGAATTAACACAAGCAAACCTTGCCATTGATGCTGCTCAGACTGCGGTAAATAATTTACAAGCAACTATAGGAACTAGTACAAATGTGCTTGCTGGAGTAGACGATGCTGGTGTTCAAATGAATCTTCCGTTTGGAATGCAAATGGGTGGCACTGTTTATAACAATGTGTATGTCGGATCTAATGCAACAGTTACATTTGGTGTAAATGAAGGCAGTAACTATTGGAGCACACCTAACGCTCCTTCTATTTCTATAGCAGGATGGGACTGGACAACTTGGAGTACAGGAACAGGTATTACTTATGCAACTACTGGAACAAGTTTAGATATTGCTTGGGACTTAAGACCATTTCCTCAACAAGATGCCTCTACACAAATGGTACAGGTAAGATTTAATGCTGATGTTAATCCAAATGATGGTGCTTGGATGGCAAATGTAACTGCTGTAGGTCCAATACCAGATCAAGCAAGATTTAATTATAGAGAAACAACAAATGGAGCAATTACTACTATTGAAGATACAAATGTAGGATCAGGATTTGCTGGACAAATAAGCCAAGGTTCAGAATTTACCCCGTATGTAGATCCAAATACAGAAACTGTTCAGGCAGCAGTAGATGCAGCAAATGCTACTATTACACAATTAAATCAAAGTCTTACACCAGTAGTTGCTCAAAATACCACAAACACATCTAATATAAACGCTATTAATATTACATCTTTAACCAATACCGTAAACTCAGCGGTATCTACAAAAAATACTCTTCAAACTACATTAACAAATAACGCAACTGAATTAATTACTGCTATTAATGATAATATTCCTACCCCACCACCAACATTATCAGAACCAGTAATTGAAGGAACAACAGTTGTTATTGCACCAGAACTACCAGAAGGATACACAGCCAATACTTGGTTTTATCAAGTAATAACAGATGACCCAGATGCAGAAAACCCATATCAGGGTGGCACCTACAATACAGACGGCGCTCCAGAGTCTATTGAACTAACTGGTTTAACAGAAGGTGCTACCTATACTATTAGAATTGCTAACTGGTCTGGACCTGTAAGTGAATATACAGAGGTTGTTGTTTCTATACCCGCAGAAGAAGTTGTTGTGTCTCCAGCACCAGAGCCAGTATTTATCTATGCTCCTGAACAAAACTTACCAGACTTAACCACTCCGACTGAAGAGGAAAGTACAGAGATAGAAGAAACTCCTGTGGAAGAGACTCCTGCTGAAGAAGTGCCTTCCGAAGAAACTGAATCTCCTGAAACGGATACACCTGAATTTGATGAATCTTCATCCAGCGATGAACTAGAAAATATTCTTGAAGAAAGTCAGGATTCTTTTGAAGAAATTGCACAAGATAATGATACCTTATCCGTAGAAGAAGTGCAAGATATAGTTAGTAATTTAGTTTCAGATAGTGGTTTAGATGCTTCTGAGGTTGCAGAAGTTTTAGAGGCAATTGCTAATGGTGGAGAAGTATCTGAAGAAATTGCTGCAGAAGTTTCATCAACATTATCAGAAGGCGGATTAACAGAGGCAGAGGCAGAGTTTATTACAGAAATGTTATCAGCAGATGGAGAAATAACAACTGCAGAAGTTGTAAACTTATCAGAAGCATTAAACGAAGACGGCAAGTTTACTTTAGCAGAAAAAGATTTAGTTGCAGACGTATTGGTCACATCAGCAGAAGGTGCTCCAGTTGAAGCAGGAGCCATAGAAGCGGCGGGACTTGAATATCGTGACCTTCCACCATTAATACCAGTAGAGGTAAGAGAAGACGTAAATGGTAACCCTGTGGTTATTACTGCAGAAGTGGCCTCAGCATTGCTTGTATTAGAAAGTCCAGCAGCATTATTAGATGCGGTTGCTACTTGTTTTAATCCAGATGAAGCAATTGAAGGTTTGACAGAAGAGCAAAAATGTGAGTTGGGCAAAGCCCTACTTAGCATGGGTGCTGATATGTCTATACCAGAACGTGAAAAAGCAGAAGATATTGTAGTTGTAACAATTATTGCTGGTCAATTAATTGTTGCTACTGCACCTAGAAGAAGGAGATAAAATGAAAAAGTTCAAAGAATGGGGCATGGCAGCCCTAAACGAAAACTTTACATTCCTGGGCTTCTTTGTAGCATGGGTGGTTTTAGAGGGCAGCGCAAAGACGGTAGTAGGGTATGTAACCCTATTGTCAGTAGCCATATGGTTTGCAACCATAGGAATCCGTAAAGAAGATTAATAAGTTTGCTATAATAGGAGTATGTCAAAACTACGCATACTCCTACTATCAACTACCCTAGTATTAGGGTTGTCTGGCTGTGGGTATGATGGTCATTATAGATATCCATGCCAAAACCCAGCAAACTGGGAATCAGCAGAATGCAAACCACCAATTTGTACTGCTAACGGGGCATGTCCAGAAGATTTAGCAGAACAACCAAAGGTGGAGGGAACACAAAATGGCTAAAGAAAGATTAACTCCTCAAGAGTTAGATGCAAGACTTAAGTTTATCTTAGGTATCACACTAGGATCAATTTTATTTATAACTGCAACAGGCATCATGTATGCCCTTATATTTGTTACACAGCCAATTACAGGACAATCAGAAAATGATAAAATGTTTTTTAATGTTCTTGGCAGCGTAGCAACATTTATTACAGGAACACTTGCTGGTTTATTAATTGGCTCATCTGGTGCTAAAGATGTTATGGCAGCACAGATTGCAAACAAAGAAGTTGATGCTAAAAATACAATGGCAGATAAAAAATTAGAGTCAGAAATTGACGATGCTAAAGCACGTAGACTTTCTAAGCCAGATGGAGCAATGCCAGAAGAACAACCAGTTGATACAGACTGGGTAAAATAATGGCAGAGCAAGGTACAGCAGAGCGTCTTATTGAAGTTGCTACTGCAGAAGTAGGAACTGTTGAAGGTCCAAAAGATAACGAAACCAAGTATGGCAAATTTACCAAAGCAGATTTTCAACCTTGGTGTGGTTCATTTGTTAACTGGTGTGGTAATGAAGCAGGAGTAAAGATTCCTAATACTGTTTATACTCCAGGTGGAGCACAAGCATTTAAAAAAGCAGGGTCATGGATTAATGGAGACTTAGCAGATCCAGAGCCAGGAGATATTGCATATTTTGATTTTCCATCTGACGGGGTAGATAGAATTAGCCACGTAGCAATAGTAGTAGCAGACAATGGAGATGGAACAGTCTGGTGTGTAGAAGGAAATACATCAGGAGATCCTAAAGGTAGTCAACGTAATGGTGGAGAGGTTTGTAAAAAACTTCGTGCCTTTAAGAAAAATAAGAAAAATATTGTAGTTTCTATTGTAGGGTTTGGTAGACCTAAGTTTGGCTCTGCCCCTGCGGGTACTGCTAAAAAGGCTTCTACTAAGCCTAAAACATGCTCAGCATGCGGACAAGCCATCAAATAAAGGTGTTTGACTAAGCAATAATCATTTGCTATACTTAAAGGATATACTCTGAGGGGATTCCTATATGACAGTCTTGGCTGTAGTTCGTCATGAGGGTAAAATTTTTATGGCTGGTGATCGTGGGGCTTCTGACGACAATACAATTCTTCCATTAACCTCTCCAAAGGTTTGGAAACTTGGACCGTATTTGCTTGGATATGCTGGAGCATTAGACGGTGAGCGTATTCGTTACAACTTTAATCCATACGTTCCAGATATAAAAGATTTAGATAAGTTTATGCAAACTAAGTTTATTAAACAACTTAGAGGTTTTTATAATGATTGGTGGGTAGATACCACTAAAGAAGGTGACTTAGGTCTCATTATTTGTATTAAAGGACAAATATATGAACACAATGCCATTGATATGTCTTTGTCTAAATATAACTTAGATTATTTGGCTATGGGTTCTGGCTCTGAGTATGCTTATGGATATTTAAATGCTACAGAAAAATCTAAGGATCCTCGTAAAAGAGTTGTAGGAGCGGTAAGTGCTGCTATTAAATTTAGCCCATCCTGCATGGGGCCAGTTGACGTAGTAAGTATTTAAGAGTATAATTAATATATGGCAAACTTTGACGACATATTAAAAGATATTCAAGATGAAGCGTCAGGTCTTGACGAGTTTGAAATTTGGTTAAATAACGGAATTGATCGGGGCTGGGTAACAGAACCGTTTTGTAACACTCATGATGGAGATCCATATATGAGTGAAGAAGAAGAAAAAGAATGGGAAGAGGGCGGAGATCCTTGCCAAGTAGTAATTAAAATAAACAACAACTAATAGGGGGTAAAATGAAAAAAATAGTGGTGGGAATTGTAACTGTATTGGGTTTAACATTAATCCAATCTCCTGCACATGCTGAGGTTTGTGCTAATGGTACTTATAATGTTGCAGGAGTTAATACTTTTGGTCAACTACCTTGTAGTGATCCTGGAACTGAAATTAATGTAACTGTAAGAGGATTACACGATTATGGAGTTTCTAACGGACTAACTGCATATTGTTCATTTAGTTATGTAAGAAGAAACTTAGGAACAGTCGCAAGTCCTAATTGGTCAGCATCTACAAATACTGTTTGTGATCCAAAACCAACTCCTCCCGCACCTACGCCAGTGCCTACGCCTACGCCAACGCCAACGCCTACGCCAACGCCTACGCCAGTGCCTACGCCAGTGCCTACGCCTACGCCAACGCCAACGCCTACGCCAACGCCTACGCCAGTGCCTATACCAGTTGTTGAAACTAGAACGGTATCAACAAATACTTCATCAACAACAAACAATAATGCTTCAACAACTAATCAGTTAAATGGTTATGCAGTAGTACATCCTACTGGATATGTATGCGGAGTTATTGTTGGTGGTTCTTACTTTGCAGGTAATGACAAGACTATGACCTCAGAATATATGGGGTGTCCTGTTGGCAGTCAAATTATTTCACAAACAAATGCATCTCCAGAAGGAAATGTTGCTGGCTGGCATGGTCAAAATGTAACATATAGTCAAAATCAATTTGCAATCAAAAATGATTCTGGCACTGTTACAACTACTATTCAAAATGGAGTAGCAACAGATTCAAGCGGTAAAACTTGGGATACTGGTTCAGGTGCCTGTATTAGTCAATGCACTACAACAATTATCTCTGATACAACTACTGCAACTGTTGACACTTCAACAATAACTGCTAGAGCACAATCTAATAATGCAAATGAGGCTGTTGCTTCAGATAGCAGAATACTAACGCTTGTAAAGAATTATTTATCCAATAATACATATAGTTCTTTATTAAGTAAACTTGGTAGAATTACAAGACAAATGAATAGTTGGTTCTTGTAATATAAGTCTAGCGATTATTGCATAGTGGTAGTGCGTAACCTTGCCAAGGTTAATGTGCGAGTTCGATTCTCGCTAATCGCTCAATGCCCTCATCGTCTAGTGGTTAGGACATCACCCTTTCACGGTGGTAACAGGGGTTCAATTCCCCTTGGGGGTACTGCCTCCTTAACTCAGTGGTAGAGTACCCGCCTTGTAAGCGGGTTGTCGTAGGTTCAAATCCTACAGGAGGCTCAATAAATGGTATAATAGAGTTGTATCTGCCAAATGGGGATACATTAATTTATTCGCTTGAAAGGGGAATAAAATGGTAACACAGTTTGCAATGGATCTATTCAATGATCCTTTTTTTATTGGCTTTAACAGAGAGTTAGGCCGTTTAAATACAGCACATAAAATAAACTCACAATCATATCCTCCATATGATCTTCTTAAATTAGATGAAGATACATATAGATTATCTCTTGCTATTGCAGGATTTACAAAAGAAGATATTGACGTGTCAGTAGACAATGGAAACCTTGTAATTAAGGGAGAAATTGTAGAGGTTACAGATGCCGAGGTTGTTCACAAGGGGATTGCTGGTCGTAAGTTTGTACGATCTTTTGCTCTTGGTGAATATATGGAAGTTTCTAGCGCTGAACTAAAAGATGGTTTGCTAACAATTAATATTGTTCGTGTCATTCCTGAAGATAAAAAACCTAAAACAATTAAAATAAAATAAAAAAAACAACCTGAGCAAGTTGAAAAACTGCTCATTTTTTGATATACTTAGATATAACTATAGGAGAATCAATGCCAAGATATGACTATAAATGCTCTACCTGTTCTTCACAGGTTGAGTTTGAAAAATCAATTGGTGATGACAAGTATCCAATATGTTGTAATGAGTCTATGCAAAAAGTATGGAATGCACCCGCTGCAATTTTTCGGGGTAACGGATTTTATTCAACCGACAAAAGAAAGAAGTAATTAGATGTATAATAGAACTATGAACAACGCCATTAAAGATCATCCAAGTATAAAGCCAAAACAATGGATTTTAAATGCAAAAGATCGTTGTGACAAATGCCTAGCACAAGCATTAGTTAAAGTAAAAGGCGCCTCTGGAGAATTGACGTTTTGTAGTCATCATTATGACAAAATAATGAATAATCCAGAATCATATAAAAGAATGATGTCTTTTATACTAGAGGTTATTGATGAACGTGAAAAGTTAATAGAAAATAAAGCGATTGGGGCAATATAATGTATGAGTATTTTGTAAAAGAAGTAAAGAATGTTGTTGATGGAGATACCATTGACGTAGTTATTGATTTAGGGTTTGATATCTTGTTTGCTTCCCGTGTTCGTTTGGCTGGAATTGATACGCCAGAATCACGTACAACAGATAAGGCTGAAAAGGCTTTAGGCCTTGAGTCTAAAGAATATTTAAAAAAATACCTTAAAGATGCAAAGTCTGTTGTAATTAAAACTGAAAAAATGAATTCGTCAGAAAAGTATGGTCGTATCCTTGGCTGGATATATGTAAACGGCAATACAGAATCATTAAATGATAAAATGATTAGTGATGGCTATGCGTGGGGTTATCTTGGTGAAACAAAAATTAAAGACTTTGAAGTATTAAAAAAGGCTAGAGCAAAGTCTGGGAAATGAAAACAATCCTTTACTTTACAGCAGACTGGTGTCAGCCATGTAAAAAGGTAAGGCCAATTGTTGAAGAATTAAATAGAGAATATGCTCCTAAAATGTTTCAAATAATTGATGCTGAAATAGAAAAAGAAATGGTTCAAAATTTTAAAATTAGTGCTGTTCCTACTTTTATTTTGTTTGATGACGGTAGAGAAAGTAATAGAATTACAGGATTGCAATCAAGAGAGTCGTTAATGGAGTTTATAAAAAATGAGTAAAGAAGATGACATGATTGAAAAACTTATCCTTGATGGTGGCCTAGAGGCTGCGGGTATTGATGATGAAACTGGTGAATTTTTATATTCTTTTACCCCTAAAATTAAAGACATAATGCCAGACCTTTATCATGAGCATATCACAGATGTAAATTCAGGAGTAATGCGATTGTGGGAGATGGGGTTTGTCAATGTAAACCTGTTAAATGATGACCCAGAAATAACATTATGTGCAAAGTCCTTTGATCGCCTAGCGGTTGAAGGTTTGTCAAAGCAGGATAGATGGAATCTTTTTGAATTAATGAGGCTTCTTAAGCGCAAAGACTGATATAATCTATATATAGACTGGGAGGTTTTATGTCATTAAACGAAGATAGAGATGTGCCAATGTTAAAATCAATGGTAGCAGAGGGTGATTTTGTTATGTTCGTTCATAAGGATGATGGAATTATGGCTGGTCGTATTGAATATGTTATGACTAATGCTGGTTTACTAGGTCTTCCTGGCTCTGAATACTCAATGGAATATGCTGAAGATGACAAACCAGTTATTGTTCGTGCTTACAAAGAAGAAGATGGCGCATGGAAAGAACAGGCATATGTTTTTTATCATCGAATGTCAGAAGTTATGAAGATTGAATCATTATCTGTTTCAGTTGACATGGTTGTAGAAATGGGATCAAATGAAACTGGTATTCCATCAATGCCACGACAATCAGATTTAGAAAATATGTATGCTGTTCAAATGGGAAAGTCTTATTATTCAGATAACGAAGATGATGATAAATGGGACAATATGCAAAAAGCATGTTGGGTTGGATACGAACAAAGAGGAATGAAAGATAAAGGTGGGCGCATGGTTCCTAATTGCGTTCCAGTTAGTAAACTAGAAGAAATGGAAAATGAAATGGCAAAAGCAAAGCCAAAGTATGAAGATTTTATTAAACCACGTAGGGGTGGATCAGCACCATCAAACCCTAAATTATATGCAAGGGTTGTGCAGGCAGCAAAAGATAAATTTGATGTTTATCCATCTGCTGTTGCAAATTCTTGGGTAGTGCAAGAATATAAGCGTCGTGGTGGTACTTATAAATCAGAAAAAGAAATCACTAAAGATATTTGGAATGGCAGTTTGTTTGATGCAAGAGATATCATAAAATAATGGCTAAACATTCGTCTGGTTCTTACTACAAAGATCATGGGTTTAATTCCATGCAAATTAAAGACGGCAGAATTGTTCGTTTAAGAAAAGACGGTAGCGTTAAAGCGGACTTAGGTCCATATAAAACAAAACACAAAGGGGTAATAAGCAATGGCTAACAAAGAACAAAAAGGTAATGCTAATACAAAAAAAGAACCAAAGATGACATTAAAAGAAAAACGTGTTGCAAAACAAGAAAAAAGAAACAAGAAAAATGGCTGATACATACAGTCCTACTTCAGGTATGAAGGCTGCTGCTCGTCGTGCCTTAAAATGGAAAGCAGATGGTAAGGCTACTGGCGCAGGAACTCCAGTAGGTTGGGGTAGAGCAACAGATATTGTAAATGGATCTGCTATGTCTCTTAGTACTGTTAAAAGAATGTATTCTTTTTTCTCCCGTCACGAAGTAGATAAAAAGGGAAAAGGTTTCTACTCTGGTCCAGAGTTTCCCTCTAACGGAAGAATTATGTGGGATGCTTGGGGTGGCGATGCAGGGTTCAGTTGGAGTCGTGCAATTGTAGAAAGAGAAAAAAAGCAAGTAGAAAAGGTTTGGTTCGATAGTCCATTTAGTTTAAGAAAGGGGTAAAAGTGGAGGGTTTAACTTTAGAAGAAGTAAAACAATTAGTAATTTTTTATAAACAAAAAAGTTCTGATCTTGAATTTAATTTATTGCAAATGCAAATAAAGTTAAATAGGATTAGCAATCTTGATGAGTTGCCAATAGTTAAAGCAACAAACAAGCCTGTAGATAAAAAATAAGAAAATATAAAAATGCAAGAGTTAATAATTATAGGCTTGACATTAACTCTTTTTTGTTATATCATTAAGAGTGTAGTAAAGAATAAGAAAAAGAATACTTCAAAAATGATACATCGTCAAAGCGATGTTCATAAACTTTTAAAATATTTTTTTTCAATTCCATTGTCTAACAATGAAAATAACTTTTCACAGTTGACAAAACACAAACAAAAAGGTATTAT